AAATCAGTATATGTAAACAGCACAGATACAGACCATACAGATATTATGAGTTATGATAATGGTGGAAGTCAGCAAGATCGAGCAAGGATTTGTGTTGCTGCTTTTGGAGATACATAATGGCAAATTCAGATAAAAGATTTATTTATACAGATGACTCAGGAAATCTTATTATTGTTGTTCCTGCGGATAATACTGATTTAACTTTAGATCAAATAAAAGCAAAAGATTGCCCTAGTGGTAAGACAATTTATACTGTAGATAAATCTGCAATTCCTACTGATAGGAGTTTTAGAAACGCTTGGACTTATACGGAGTAAATTATGGGATTCGGTATTGACATAGCAAAAGCTAGAGAAATTCATAAGACAAATATAAGAACAGCAAGGACTTCAAAACTTTCAGAACTTGATATTGAGTTTCAAAAAGCATTAGAGACAGGTGCTAGTACTACTGATATAGTTAGTAAGAAACAAGCATTAAGAGATGCTCCTGCTGATTCTGCCATAGCTTCTGCATCAAATGAAGCTGAGTTAAAAGCACAATGGAACACTTCTATTCTTGGAGACTCACCTTATAGTTAATTATGAGCAAGATTTCACTAAAACACTCAGGCGGTAATGTTGTTTCACTCAACTCTCCAACTTCCGCACCAACATCGGCAGACGTAGCATTTAAACTTCCAAACGCTGATGGATCGGCTGGTCAGTTTATGAAAACTGATGGGTCTGGTAATCTAGCTTTTGCTGGCGGTGGTATAACGGAGGCAGACTCTTGGAGACTTAATACCGATACATCTTTTGGTACTGGAACTAATACTATTACTGCTAATTGGGAAAGAGATGATACAAATTTTGAAGTAATAGGAACTGGTTTAAGCCATGACGGAAGTGGTAAGTTTGGCTTTCAAGTAACTGGCAAATATTTATTAACATTTTTCTACACTGGTGCAATTTTAAGTGGTAATGATACCCGATATGGAGGGATAAGAGTTTATCTTGCAACTGATGGTATAAGTGGCACTTATAATGAAATTGCACAGAGTTTGGATTCAGTTAAAGGTATTGATAGCGGTTCAACTTATGCTGCTGGCTCAACACAAAAAATCCTTGATGTAACAAATACCAGTACATATTTTTACCTTGCAGCCTACACTACAGGTTCAGTAACGTGGAGACTTGATGGAAGTAGTACTAGGAATCAAAATGGTTTTACTTCAATAAGATTGGGAGATACATAATGAGATTAGATGGAAGAGCAGATCACATAGAAGATTATCTTGTTACTGTCAGAACAGGGCAATGGTTTGGTTGGTCTGACTCAAAAAACAAAGTTTATGCAAATCTTATAGTACATGATGGTGGTTCTAAGCCTACAGAAAAACAATGTACTGACGGATTAAAAGCATTACAAGATGCTTGGGATTTAGAAAATGATAGTTATAAATCAAAGCGAAGAGCAGAATATCCAGATTATGCTAGTCAATTAGACGATATATATCATAATGGGATAGATGGCTGGAAGGCTACAATCAAAGCTATCAAGGACAAGTATCCAAAACCATGAGTACACTAAAAGTCACTAATGTTGCACACGAAACAAGCACTTTAAATACGCTTGTATTTGATAATGGTGGTGGTTCTGGTAACGGAAGAGTTACCACAAAAGGAACTATTGGAGAAATATCTGCTGTCTCCTACGCTTCTACAATTACATTAGATTTTAGAACTGCTAATAATTTTTCTACAACTCTTACTGGTAATGTTACCTTTGCCAACCCTTCCAATATCTCTGCTGGACAGAGTGGTGTTTTGTTTATAACTCAAGATGGTACAGGAAGTAGAACCGCAGCATTTGGATCGTATTGGGATTTTAGTGATGGCACAGCACCTACATTATCAACAGGTGCAAACCAGGTAGATGTTATTGCTTGGATAGCACGAACCAATACAAACATAGCTGCACAGTTTATTGGAAACTTTAGCTAATGAGCAGTCTTGGCAGTCCTAATCCTTTCTTCATAGCAGGGAAGAAAGCATACGAAGTAGAACGTAGTTTAAGATTTAATTCTGCTGACGATGCTTATTTAACTAGAACCCCATCAAGTACAGGAAATCAAAAAGTTTGGACATGGAGTGCATGGTTTAAAAGGACAAATTTAGGAACTACAGGTTATCTTTTTGCTAGTAACGAATCTAATGGTTCGGGCGATGGAATTGCTGCATTATATTTTCAATCAGATCAAATTTACACATATTATGACACTTCTGGATCAAATACTTATGGTGCAGTAAATAGTCGTAAATATAGAGATATAGGTGCTTGGTATCACATAGTTTGGCAAGTAGATGCAGCTAATACAACTCATAGAATATGGATTAATGGTGTAGAAGAAACAGGTCTATCTAATAACCCTATTGATTACAACTATACAATGAATCAATCTGGCTATACAAATGTTATAGGTGCTACTCCGTGGAATACATCTAATACATCAGACCTGTACCTTGCGGAAGTGCATTTTTCGGATGGTTATAAATATGCAGCTAGTGATTTTGCTGAAACTAATTTATTAACAGGTCAGTGGATGCCCAAAAAGTTTGATGGAAGTTATGGAACAAATGGTTTTTACTTAAATTTTTCAGACAATTCTGGAACGACTGCAACAACACTTGGCAAAGATTCATCTGGTAACGGTAATAATTGGACACCAAATAATTTTTCAGTAAGTGCTGGTGCTGGTAATGACTCTTTAGAAGATAGTCCAACTAATAATTTTGCAACTTTAAACCCATTATCTTTAACTAATTCTGGTGGTACATTTTCAAATGGAAATTTAGATTTTACAGCAGATAGTAATTATTCAACTAGATCGGGAACTTTTAGTATTAAAAATGGTAAATGGTATTGGGAAATAACTGTTACTAATTATGGTGGAGATCAACTTCACGGAATTGTATATGGAACTAACCCAGATGGAGACTTTTACCCTGGATCTGATGCTAATAGAGATGTTTTTGGTATAGGTTGGTATGGAGAAGCCAGTGGAGGTGGGGTTCTTTATGGAGCCGTACCAGATGGGAGTAATACTGGACAGACAATATCTGCTGGTACTTCTGCACTTTCAAGTTATACAACAAACGATGTTTTAGGTTTTGCTAGTGACATACCAAATGGAACATTAGCGTTTTATAAAAACGGCACTCTGCTTTATACACTTACAGGCATTGGTTCACATGATTGGGTTCCAGTAGTAAATGGCTATGGCACAAGCAGCACATCAACAATAAATTTTGGTCAAAGACCTTTTACACATACACAACCATCGGGATTTAAGAAATTATGTTCAGCAAACTTACCTGACCCAACAATACTGCTACCTAACAAACATTTTGATACTTTGCTTTACACAGGTAACGGCTCAACACAATCTATAACAGGATTAAATTTTGAACCCGATTGGGTTTGGACTAAACCTAGAAGTCAAGCATATGGTCATGGATTATTTGATTCTGTAAGAGGTGGAAATCAAAGATTAGATAGCGGTTCAAGTCAAGAAGATAGAACTAGTGAGGGAAATATTTCTTTTGAATCAGATGGCTTTAATGTTACATCTTCACACTCAACTGTAAACCAAAATGCAAGTACTATGGCTGCATGGACCTGGAACGCTGGCGATACAGATGGCAAAACTTATACAGTAACAGTTGTTTCTGATTCTGGTAATAAATATAGATTTGATGGCTTTGGAA